TTCCAAGATCGAGGCGGGCGAGCCATCGACCATGCCGTTCGTGCTGTGGCCGCGACAAGAGGATTTCGTGCGCTGGGTCATGTCGCGATGGCTCGCCGGCGGCCGGGGACTGTGCGAGAAGTCCCGCGATTGCGGGGTGACCTGGCTCGCGGTCGGCTTCGCGGTGTCGATGTGGCTGTTCCGGCCGGGGTTCGCGGCGGGCTTCGGGTCACGCAAGGAAGACCTCGTCGACAAGCGCGGCGACCCGGACTGCATCTTCGAGAAGGTGCGGTTCTTCATCCGGCACGTGCCCGACGTGTTCATGCCGGCGCGGTTCAACTGGTCGAAGCACTCCGCCCACATGCGGGTGGTCAACCCCGCGAACGGCGCGACCATCACCGGTGAGGGCGGCGAGAACATCGGACGCGGTGGGCGCAAGAGCGTGTACTTCGTCGACGAGGCCGCCCACATCGAGCACCAGAAGACGGTCGACGCCGCGCTGTCGCAGACGACCAACTGCCAGATCGACGTGAGCTCGGTCAACGGCAACGGCAACGAGTTCGCGCGCAAGCGCCAGCGGTTCGACGGCACCGAGCGGGTGTTCGTCTTCGACTGGACCGAGGACCCGCGCAAGGATCAGGCGTGGTTCCAGGCGCAGTGCGACGAGCTGACCGAGGAGATCGTCGCGCAGGAGATCCTGCGGGACTACGACGCCTCGCAGGTCGACGCCTTCATCCCGGCCCGGTGGGTCGCCGCGGCGATGGACGCGCACAAGGTGCTCGGCTTCGAGCCGGTCGGCGTGCGCGTCGCGGGCTTCGACCCCGCGGACGTCGGCGACGGCAAGGCGGTCATCCTCCGGCACGGGAGCGTGCTGCTCGGTGCTGAGGAGCTCAAGCACGGGGACATTGCCGACGCCCTGCCGTGGGCCTTCAACCTCGCCGACGAGTTCCGGGCCGATGTACTCGCCTACGACGGCGACGGCATGGGCGCACCGGTCATGAAGACGGCGCTCGCGCACCGCGCCGCCGGGCGGATGCGCATCGTCGCCTACCACGGCTCGGCCGGCGTCGTCGATCCGCGCGAGCGCTACGGCGAGGGCAGGCGCGCGGCGAAGAGGCGCGAACGGCGCATCGCGGAGCTCCACGCGCCGGACGCCACGGCGAAGACCAACGCCGACACGTTCAAGAACTTCCGGGCGCAGTCGTGGACCTGGGCGCGCGACCGGTTCGAGGCGACGTACAACGCGGTCACCGCCGCGCGCGAGGGCCGACTCGTGAACGCCGACCCCGAGGATCTCGTATCGATCGACTCGACGGCGACCGAAGCCCGGCAACTGCAGTCGGAGATCTCGCGGCCGAAGCGCGTCCACGACAAGAACGGGCTCATCAAGGTCGAGAGCAAGCCGGAGATGAAGGCCCGCGGCGTCGCGAGCCCGAACCTCGCGGACGGGGCAATCATCGCGCTGAGCGTGCGTGCGCCGACCGAGGCGATCACCAGACCGCGCACGCGGGTGCGCGAACAGGGCGTCAACGACGCCACCGTGGGCTACTGAGCGGAGGAATCGAATGGCAACCGTCGCCCCAACCAAGCACACCAGCCCCGACGGCTCCGTCGTTACGTGGGTGTGGGAGGGTCTGACCGACACCGACGACGGTGCGCCGGTCAAGCTGCCGGAGTACGCCGACAAGACGGTCCAGGTGCTCGGCGACTTCGAGAATTCGGCGGTCGTGGACGTCGAGGGGAGCTGCGGCGGGATCTCGGAGGGCACGCTCGCCGCGCCCACGACCGACGCGGAGTACGGGATCCTGAGCGACCCGGGCGGCACCGCGCTCGAGGTGGGCGCGGCGGCGGTGAACGGCATCCTCGAGAACCCGCTGTACGTGCGCCCGCACATCACCTCCGGCGGCGACGAGGGGACGGATCTCGACGTGTTCCTCGTGTGCCGCCGACCCACCGATCTGAGGACCTGACCGATGGCCCACCGCGATCTGAACAACCTGGTCCTCGAGTCGCGCAAGTTCCTCGAGCGGCACCGGTCGCTGGTCGAGCTGTGCGAGGCCGTCGCGGAGATCGGGAGTCTCGAGCAGCGTGAGGCGCAGATCGAGCGCGGCATCGAGAAGATGGGCGATCTGTTCGAGCAGAAGGAGGCCGAGGCGAACGCCCGGCTGGCCGAGCTCACCGAGGAGGAGACCGCGGCCCGCGAGACGCTCGAGGCGGTGCAGCGCTCGGTGGTCGCCGCCCGCGAGGAGGCGCAGCGCGCGACCGACGGCGCGGCGGAGGAGGCGGAGCGCATCCGCGTCGCCGCGACCCAGGCGGCCGAGAGCACCAAGGCCGAGGCCGAGAGCACGGCGAGCGACATCCTGGCCGGCGCTCGCGAGGAGGGGCGCCGGGTCGACGGCGAGACCGCCGCGGCGAAGGCCCGCCTCGACGGACTGAACCGTGAGGTCGCAGCGCAGGAGGCAAAGCTCAACGGTCTCGAGGACCAGGTGCGCGAGGCGCAGGACAAGCTGCGCAAGGCGCTCGGGGTCTGACGCTTTCTCGTTGATGCACGACCTCACCATCCAGCTCGTCGTCTACTGGCACGGATATCCCGGTCCGCCGAGGAAGGGCGCGCGCACGTATCGGCGAGGCGAGGTGGTGGACGTGTACCCGCGCGAGAAGGTGACCGCGCCACCGTATCCCGGCAACCCGCTGAAGTTCGTCCACGTCACGGGCTGTCCGGTGGACGCCAAGACGCTCGCGCGCATTCTTAGCGAGGAGCGCCAGGAGCCGGGCATCGGTGCCGACGGCAAGCCCTACGGGCGCGCGGAGGATGAAACCTACGAGGGCCGCAAGGTGTGGGAGGCGGACGCAGCGGCGTTCTTCCGGGCCAACCCGGAACGCTACGCGGAGATCCGAGACAAGGGCGAGACGACCGTGATCTGGGCCGAGGCGCGCAAGTACCTGTTCAACAAGCGCGAGCAGCGGTACTTCTCAGAAGCTGTGGAGCTGATGCGATGAAAATTTCCGAACTGGAGGCGTTGTTGCGCCAGTACCGAGAGCGGCACGGCGATCTGCCGGTGTACGTGGAAGACGAGCATGTGTCGGCGGCGCTCGAAACTGGCGATCTCACTGTGCTCGAAGCAACGACCGAGCTACAGGATCTTCCAAGGCGTTTGGAGATCACCGGTCCTCTGTAATGGCCGCCCTCGAACGCTACATCCACACGGGAGCGACGCCCGGTGGCGACGGAGAATCGAACGCACTGACCGACGATGCGAGCGGGCATCGCGCGTTCTCCACGATGTCCGAAATGGAAGCCGCGATGGACGGCGTTCAGACGTACAGCGCCGGCAACGAGCTGACGGTCTACTGCTCGGGTACGGCAGCCGACACGAGCGGGACCGTGACGTTCTCCGGATGGACAATCACCACCGAGAACGGCGTCGTCATCCGCGGGCACGACAGCACGGCGACCGACCAGACGAACTCCGGTGCCGGGTTCAACGACGACAAATCGTCGGTCTACAGCACGTCGCATTACCGCATGGAGGAAGACGGCGATATTGTGGTTTTTGCCGAAGGCGGGCTGTCGTTCGAGCGGCTGCAATTCGCGATAGGAGATAACGCATCTGGCTCGACGCACGTTGTATTTGACCTCAGCCCGAGCATTCCGGGCGGAGACCCGAAGATCAACATCTTCGGCAATCGGTTCCGCCGAACCGGCACCACGACCAGCGGCTTCACCATCGCCGTATTCATCAACGACCTTGTCGAAGTCGCCGTCAACGGCAACCTTTGTACGGGTGGCTCGGATACGTGGGACGACTTCCTGCACTCCCTATACCAAGCGGGGCCGCACGTCGCGTTCAACAATACCGTCCGTGACTGCGGTGAGGGCATCAAGGAAGGTTCCTCGGCGACCTCGGCTGCCAAGGCAAGGAACAACGCGGTATTCGAGTGCACCGATGACTTCGACGTGGACGCCACCACCGCGTGGACGCTCACGCACAATGCCAGCGATGACGGCGACGGCACGAGCGCGCAGACGCTCAACGGAACGCGCACGGTTGATTTTGTCGACCCGGCCAGCGGCGACTACACACCGACCGACGGTGGCGTGCTGGCAGACAACGGCATCGGCCCGTCGTCCGATTCCGACGTGCCGTCCGAGGACGCATTCGGCACGGCAATCAGCGGCGACTCGTGTGACATCGGCTGGATTCAGCGGGTGGCGTCGGGCGGCCAACCGACGATGAGGCGATGGGGCGGCACCCCGGGCATGAACTACTCAGGACAGGCGGGTTGGTAAATGGCACACGCAGCGGGTGACGCACACGAATACCCTGTCTACGGGTACCACTTCCGCACTACGTTCCCGCTGCTCGACGCGGACGGAGACCTGGTTGCACTGGCGGCGGCCGATTCGGAGATCAGCAAGGACGCAGGGACGGCCAGCGACTGCACGAACGAGGCGACGGAGATCGCAACCTCGAGCGGCATGGCGTACCTGGACCTCACCGGCACCGAGATGACGTGCAAGTGCGCCGCCGTCATTTGCAAAGGCACGAACCACAAGACGACGCCGGTCGTTCTCTACCCACGTCGCCTACCGGCCCTGGAGACGGGGACCGCGCAGGCCGGGGCCGCGGGGACGATCACTCTGGCGGCCGGTGCCAGCGCCGAGGACGACTTCTACAACGGCCTGTTCGTCGGGATCACCAACGACACACCATCTGGTGTCGACAACCAGCTGCGCCGGATCGTCGACTACAACGGCACGACGAAGGTAGCGACCATCGATTCCGACTGGGGAACGAACCCTTCTTCCTCCTCGACCTACGAGATCCTGATTCCAGAAGGTTATTCGACCGTGGCGTGGGGCGGCGTGAAGGTCGGGGCCGCTACGAACCGTGGGATGACGGCGCTCCCCGCGGCCGCAGCCGACGCCGCCGGCGGCCTGCCCATCTCCGACGCGGGCGGGCTCGACCTCGACGCGCTCAACACCGCCGCCGTTCGCTTGACCGCTGCGCGCGCCCAAGTGCTCGACGACTGGATCAACGACGGCCGGCTCGACGCCATCCTCGACATCATCGCGGGTGACGTGGTGAACCTCGACGGCGCTGCGATGCGCGGCACTAACGGCGCGAGCACACACACGGCCGCGGACGTATGGGCCGCCGCCACGCGCACCTTGACCGCCAACACGAATTTGAACGACATCACCGCCGCTTCTGTATGGGCGGTCGCGACTCGCACCCTGAGCGCGAACACCAACCTGAACGACCCGACCGCCGCGGCGATCGCGGATGCGGTCCTGAAAGAGTCGATCGACGACCACAAGGCGACGGTCGCGAGCCTTGCCGAGCATCTCGACGCCGTCCAGGTTGCCGCGGCGGCCATCAAGGTGATCACCGACGCCCTGACGTCGGCAGCCGCCGCGAAGCTCGCGGCCAGCGCCGCGACGATCGTCGAAGGCACCGTCGACGATTCGGCGCATACGCCGACCACGACGGAGTTCGAGGCCGACAACATCACCGAAGCCACAGCCGATCACTTCATTGGGCGCCTCATCGTGTTCACGTCGGGGGTCCTCGCGAACCAGATGACGGACATCACGGACTACGCGCTGTCGGGCAGCAACGGGCACTTCACGGTCACGGCTTTGACCGAGGCGCCCGGCAACAACGACACCTTCATCATCCTGTAGCCGATGGCGCTCTCCGGCTCTCAGAAGCCCCGCATGGGGCCGTCGGCGCTGCCGCGCCCTCGGGCTGGTGCGTTCTCCGGCAAGACACCCGTGGGCGGCGCCGTTGCGATCGACTACATCGTGCGCGCCCGCAGACGAGGGAGACGGTAGCCGATGGCCGGACGCGACACCGAAGCCGTCTCCGTTCCCGCGCAGGTCCCCGGCGGCGCGGAGATCGACGAGGCCGCGCACCAGGCGCAGCTCCGCGAGCGCCTCGACGCTCTCGGCGTGGTGCTCGCCGGCAGCCGGGCCGAAGCCATCGAGTGGCGCGAGCAGACCGGCATCGAGGAGATCTGGCGCGAGGACCAGGAGTTCTACGAGGGCGTCGACGACCAGAACCGGTCCGAGCAGCGCGGCAACCGCACCGGCAAGCCCCCGTACCGGGAGGTGCCTCGCGATGTGAGCCGCGCGCCGAGCTCGACGGTGTTCCTCAACATCACCGGGCCCTACGTCGACGCCTCGGCCGCGCGGGTCGGCGACATGCTGCTGCCGACCGACGATCGCGGGTGGAAGATCGAGCCGACGCCCATCCCGGATCTGCTCACGCTCGAGGGTGGCGACGTGCCGCCGCCGATGCGCCGCGAGCTCGACGCGAAGTTCGGCGCGGACCCGGACATGCGCCGGGCCGAAGCCGAGCGGATGATCGCGCTCGCGACCGACGAGCTCGAGGAGGCCCGCGACAAGGCCGAGCGGGCGCAGGAGCGTATCGAGGACTGGCACGTGCAATGCCAGTACCACCGGCACGTGCGCGAGGTCATCGAGGACACTTCGCGGATCGGGTCCGGGGCGCTCAAGGGGCCGTACCCGGAGAAGACGAAGCGCGCGTCCTACGTCGACGGCCGGCTCGAGTTCAAGCCGGTGGTCGAGCCGACCTCGCGGCGAATCGACGTCTGGAACTTGTTTCCCGAGGCCAACTGCGGCGAGGACATCCACAACGGTGGGTGTATCTGGGAGCGCGACGACATCACCCGCAAGCAGCTCGAGGACTTGCGCGGCGGTGAGGGCGGCTACCTCGACGAGCAGATCCGGCTGATCATCGACGAGGGCCCGTTCAAGGCGACGAAGGAAAAGCCCGGGCGCCCGGACCCGACGGATCTGACGAAAGGCGACTCCGACCATCTCTTCGAGATCTGGTACTACCACGGGCGGGTGCGGCGCGAGGATCTCGAGGCCGCGGGCTTCGACCTCGAGGCGGAGATGACCGCCGAGCGCGATGCGCAGTGGGGAGACGGGGAGCACGGCCCGGACGAGGAGCCGCCGCCCGTCGACGTGCCGGACTTCGCGAGCGCCGTGCTCGAGATCGTCAACAACCGGGTCATCAAGGCCGCGCTCAACCCGCTCGACGACGGCAGCTTTCCCTACGACATCATGGTCTGGAAGAAGCGCGCCGGCCTGCCGTGGGGCCAGGGGATCGCGCGACTCATCCGCACGGCGCAGCGCATGGTCAACGGCGCGGTGCGGATGCTGATGGACAACGCCGGGCGCGCGAGCGGCCCGATGCTCTACTACAACCCGAACCTCGTGCGCCCGGCAAACGGGGTCGCCGAGATCAGGGGGTGGAAGATCTGGGAGGGCACCGGCTCGGACGCGGATCTCGAGGACATCCGCAAGGCGATCTCGTTCATCACGGTCGAGATGTACGTGCAGGATCTCATGGCGATCATCCAGCTTGGGTTGAAGTTCGCCGAGGACGTGACGGGCCTCCCGATGATCCTGCAGGGGCAGATGGGGCAGAAGGCCCCGGACACCCTCGGCGGAATGCAGATGCTCTCGAACAACGCAGGCACCGTGCTGCGGCGCATCGCCCGGCTGTTCGACGATCTGCTCACCGAGCCGCACCTTCGCCGGTGGTATCGCTGGGTGCTGGCCTACGGCGAGGACGACGAGCGGGGAGACTTCACGGTCAACGCGCAGGGGTCGAGCGCGCTGGTCGAGCGCGAGCTGCAGGGCCAGGCGCTCGGGCCGCTGCTCGGCGTGGTGCTCAACCCCGCCTACGGCGTCGACCCGAAGAAGATCATGTACGAGTTCTTGAAGAGCCAGCGCCTCGATACCTCGCGGGTCGAGTACGACGACGAGGAGTGGCGGCAGATCGTCGCGAAGCTCGCCGAGGGGCCGCAGGACCAGACGCTCGCCGTTGCCGAGGTCCGGGCGCGGGTCGACGAGTTCGGCCACAAGGTGCGCGAGCGCATCGCGCAAATCCAGTCTGCGGCGAAGGCCGCGGAGGGCGACAAGGAGCGGGCGTTCGACGCGGCGGTCATGCAGTTCGAGGCGGAGCTCGACGGTGCGCGCGCGGCCGGCGAGGAGCGGATGCACGTCGACGACATCCGGGCGATGCTCGGGAAGGTCATGCTGACGCTGCGCACGCAGAAGGAGCTCGCGTTCACGCCGAAGCCCGCGCCGCAGGTCGCGCCGGCCGCAGCCGAGCCGCCGGGGCGCGCGGCCAACGGGGAGGGGTTCCAGGCATGAAGTGGATTCGGGCCATCGGGCGCGCGCTCGCCGCGTGCTGGCGCTACATCGGCGTCCCCGAGCATCTACGGGAAGACCGAGCGGAGACCGAAGCTGTTGCGGAGTCGCTACGGGCTCGCGTCAAGTACCCGGCCGGCACCGTGATCGTGTGCCCGGAGTGTGGCGCGGAGGTCGCGACCGCCAACCGGGACATCCTGGCTGGGGATCCGAAGTCATCCGCCCATTGGGACTGGCCGGATGGCCGGCCCACATGCGGGCCGATGCGACACGGCGAACACGAGCCATACCACCGGGTCGATGACCGTGGACTCTCCGAGATTCACACCCGCGAAGGATGGATCGGATGACCCGCTACGAGATCGCCGGCGAGATGAACGACGGCTTCCCGACTGCGCAGGTCTTCGGTGAAGACGGTGCCCTGCTCGCGCAGTTTCGTTCGGAGCGCGCCGACGAGTGGGCGGCGGAGTTCGTCGCGGCCCGCGAGGCCGAGGAGGAAGAGGACGCATGAGCGACGCAGCCCCGAAGCTGCTGGTCCCCGGCGCCCGCGAGATCGTCTCGCCCGGCAAGAAGGAGGTCCGGTTCGCGACGTTCGTCGTCTGGCGCTGCGACGGCGACGACCCGATGACCGACGAGTGGACGCCGGTGCTCCCCGAGGACGTGCCGGCGTGGCTGCGCCACCCCGACGTGCTCGGCCGGCTCGCTGACGAGCAGACCATCGCGAAAGACCCCGCGAGCGAGACCGGCGACGCATGGTTCCGCGTCGAGATGAAGGGGGTGCTCGACTCGTGAGGCTCGTGGTTACAGATCGGCACATCTACGTCGGTCGGATGACCAATTCCCAAATCCCTGCCGGGCTCGACGTCGCGTTGCGGGCGGCGAACATCGCCTTCGATGGCTGCCCTGTGTCGGTCAAGATCGAAACGTGGGATGAATCCTACGGAGACGTACTGCCCGACGCCGTGATCTGGGCGACCCCGAGACGGTCGGCTTTCAAGCCGACGGGGCGCCGCACGTGCTCGTATCACGGAGCGATCAACCCTTGAGCATCCTGGGCGACGCCGATCGCCAGTCCCAGATCTGGGAGCGCATCCGCGCGGCGCTCGAGGCGCGTCTCGCCGAGCACCGCGAGCGCAACGACGCGAGCCTCTCGCCGGAGCGCACCGAGAAACTCCGCGGCCGGATCGCGGAGGTGAAGTGGCTGCTCGGCGAGGGCGAGGAGCGCCCGGAGACCGTAGAACCGGAAGCGGGGACGGAGGGCTGGTAGCCCTTCCTCTCCACCTGTAGACGGGCGACGAGAGTCCCCCGCCGAACCGAAGCCCGCCGCGAGCGGGCTTTTTTGTGCCCGGAGGTGACCGATGGCCGGAGTACCGGCGATGACAGCGCAGGACAGGAAGTGGCGTGCCGAGAGTGACGCCCGCACGCTCGTCGAGGCGCAGGAGATCAAGGCCGATCGGCCCCGCCACAAGGCGGCGCTGAAATGCCTCAAAGAGCAGGCCGCGGCAACGCAGAAGGCCCTCGACGCCGAGAGCAAGCGCTGATGGGTACGCCGAGCGAAGCAGTCCGCGCGGCGCTGGCCGAAGGCGAGGTCGTCGAAGACGAGGAGAAGAACGCCGCTGCAGAGGCCGCGTTCCTCGAGCACTACGAGGGCGACCCGGACCCGGAGCCGCGACTCGAAGCGCGCCGCGCGGAGCAGGACGCCGCCGGCGGCGACGACGAGGGCGAAGGCGACGAGGCTCCCGCCGCTGGCGAGAAGGATGCCGGTGACGGGGGCGACGGTGGCGAGCAGCCAGGCGACACCACCACCGACGGGTCCGGCGGTGAGCCCGATCCGTGGGAGGGCGTGAACCCGGCGCTGCGTGCGGAGTTCGACCGGCTCTCGACGTTCGAGAAGGAGGCCAAGCGCGATCTCGGGCAGCTCCGCACGCTGCAGGGCGACTTCCACCGACTCGAGCGCCAACTGCAAGAGACGCGCACCGCCGGCGGCCAGGCGCGCCAGCCGACGCCCGAGCAGATCCGCGAGGCGGCGGACGACACCGCGAAGTACGAGGCCATGAAGGCCGAGTTTCCCGACTGGGCCGAGGCCACCGAGCAGTTCGTGCGCATGGCCGTGCGCGAGGTCGAGGGCAAGATCCCGAACGTGGACCCCGACGCGATCCGCGCCGGCGTTCTCTCCGAGGTCACCACGCTCATGGAGGCGCGCGACGTCCAGCGCGCGCACCCCGACTGGCGCACCACGACCAAGAGCGAGGGGTTCCTCGCCTGGGCGAACGACGGTGGGCCGACGCAGGTCGAGACCGCGAAGCTCGCGGAGCTCGACGAGTCCGACCCCGACGGGGCGAAGGTGTATCTCGCCGAGCTCGTCACGCAGTACCCGCAGTGGTGGTCGGAGCGCGGCAAGCTCCTCCGCGGCGACACCGCCGAGGACGTGATCGCGCTACTCGACGCCTACAAGCAGTCCCAGTCCCCCGGCGATGACCCGCCGGGCGATCCCGAGGGCGGCGATGCCGGAGACGGCACCGCGAAGCCCGCACTGTCCGCTACCGCTGGCCGACAGTCTCCGAGGCCCTCTCCGCGTGTCGCGCGCGCCGCTCCGCCCACCAAGGGCAGGGGCCAGCCTGCGCCGACCGGCAAGACGGCCGAACAAGCGTTCATCGAGCGCTACGAGGCGGAAGACTGAACACCGCGTCGGAGCGTCTCCCAACGGAGATCTGACCGACCATGTACTCCTACGACACCAACGATCCGCGGATCGGCGCGCTGCGAGGCGACATCCTCAAGCACAGCGTTCCGCGCGAGGTTCTGGGGAT